CAATAATGTTATCAGTTAAGCAGATTGCGGCGCGTGTTGAGTCGCTTAAACACCGCGCCCGCGAGCGCGATTCTAGACATGAAGATGTCCTAGCCGTACGCCGTGGTCAGATTTCTAGTGTCTACCCTGACTTCTTTCCAGAAGGTGTAGACGCAAACGTAGTTGCAAACTTTATTGACATTGTTGCACGTGACCTATCTGAAGTTATGGCTCCGCTTCCTGCGATTAACTGCTCTGCAATTAATCAGGTTGAGGATAAGTCACGTAAGTTTGCTGACACTCGTACTCGCATTGCTGCTAACTACTTTATTAATTCAGATTTGCAAGTACAGATGTATACTGGTTCCGACTGGTATCTCACATTTGGTTTCGTCCCATTCATCATTGAGTTCGACGAAGAAGCAAAACTGCCGCGTGTTCGCATAGAAAACCCTGTAGGTGCTTACCCAGAGTATGACCGCTATGGACGCTGCATTGCTTTTGCTAAGAAATACCGCATGACAGTTGCCGAATTGGTTGCTCAGTTCCCTGAGCACGAAGAAGGCATTCTTGGTAAAGATGGTTATGACCAAGATATGAATGGATATTTAACTGTCATTCGATACTACGATAAAGAACAGTCTGTAATTTATATTCCAGACCGTGGAAACTACGCAGTATCTGTAGCGGAAAATCCAATCAAGAAGATGCTAGTCCACATTGCACGTCGTCCATCTGTAGATGGCGAGATGCGTGGACAGTTTGATGATGTACTTGGTATTCAGTTGCTTCGTAACCGATTTGCATTACTTGCAATGGAAGCAGCGGAGAAGTCAGTACAGTCACCTATCGTCTTGCCTAGCGATGTTCAGGAGTTTGAGTTTGGTGGCGATGGTGTCATCCGCACAAACAACCCTGCTGGCGTTCGCCGTGTAGAACTTCCTATTCCTGCTGGTGCATTTAATCAGCAGCAGATTCTACAAGGAGAACTGCGTACTGGAACGCGTTATCCAGAATCACGTACTGGTAACGTAGATGCTTCGATTATTACGGGACAGGGCGTTCAAGCCCTTATGGGTGGATTTGATACACAGGTTAAGTCAGCACAGGCTATCTTTGCTTCTGCACTTAAGAATGTTATTTCAATCTGCTTTGAAGTTGATGAAAAAGTATTTGATGAAAAGAAGACAATTCGTGGCGTAGATGCTGGTGCACCATATGCACTTGAATACACACCATCTAAGAATATTAAGGGTGACTATTCTGCAGATGTACGCTACGGAATGCTGGCTGGACTTAATCCAGCACAAGGACTTATCTTTATGCTTCAGGCATTGGGTGGCGATTTAATTTCCGTTGACTTGGCTCAACGAGAAATGCCGTTTGGCATTAACGTCACACAGGAACAAGAGAAGATTGAAGTTGAAAAACTTCGCAAGGCTCTCATTGGTTCTCTGCAAGCATATACACAAACAATTCCACAAATGGCTTCTCAGGGACAAGACCCACTACCTATCATTCAGAAGATTGCTATGGCAATTAAGGGACGTAAAGAGGGTAGACAAATTGAGGATGTTATCGAGGAAGTGTTTACACCAGAGAATCCTCCTGCTGGTGCTCCAGTCGAGCAACCCGTCCCCTCTGCTCCTGGCGCTCCAGTAGGAGGCGCTCCTGCACAGGCGCGACCAGATTTGCAAATGCTTCTTAGCCGTTTAAGTTCAAGCGGTGAAGCATCAGGTTCAGCACAGATTAGACAACAGCAAATAATTTAAGGGGGTAATCATGGCAACACCACGCAAAAAGCCAACACGTAAAACAAAAGTGCAAACAGTGCTTAGTGATGATTACTCTCCACTAGAAAAACATTGCATTGCAATTAATGAATATTTTAAAGCGCTACGCGTAGCAGGATTTTCTGAAGCAATTGCGTTATCAATGATTCAAAGTGTTGAATCTTATCCTAACTGGATTATTCCAGACTTACCAAACAAGATTGATAATATTCCATATGATGATGAGGATGATGACTAATGGCTGAAACAAGAGGCGGATACCGCAAGCCAAGCATGCCTGCACCCACATCAGGTCCTGGTGCGCTATCACAGCGCACAGATGGTGGACCAGCGCAAGGCGCTAAGTATATGCCAGGACTTCCTTATGGCGAAGGTCGCGCAACATATGACCAGCAAACGGCTGCTCCTATGGCTGGTTCTGCACCAACACCGCCAGCACCAGAAATGCCAAGCGGACCACCCATGCTTTCTCTTAATGACCCAACACAACGACCAGATGAACCACTAACTGCTGGTATTGATATTGGTGATGGTCCTGGTTCAGAAGTAATGCCTATGGCAAACCGAGGTCAATCGCTTGTTGACACAATTCGTTATCTCGCACAATTCGACCCTTCAGGGGACGCGGAATTAATTTATAGAAGACTCACAGACCAGGGGTACTAATGCGCTATTTAAAGCCAGTTGTCGCTGAAGTATCGCCCAACCTTTACACTGCAGCAAGAACAGCAAACTTAAATCCTACTCAAGCAAATCAAGTAGAGCAAATGAGTTTTGCTATTAAGAAGCACCGTGAATTAGCAAAGATGGGCGGAGATTCTGCACGTAAAGAATTTGACCGCTTAAATGGTAAGGCACAAGAGCAGTTAAAGTTTTTATTTAAGGATGCAGAATATCTTCAGCCACTTCCTACTGCTACAGATAGAGTGCAAGGATTTTTTGGTGGCGCACTAAAAGTTGCGGCTAGCCCGCTTATTGGTTTGTTTAAACTAGGCGGACAATACAATAGACTTATCAATACACCTTACAAGGTCGCACGTCAAGTAGCGCAGGGTGAAGATATTTTTGCTGGCAAGACATGGACTGATGCATGGAACGGCACAGACATGTATGATGTCAAGGCTCTTGATGAAGCCAAAAAGTATTTTGGTGAAGCAGATGTATTTGTTGCACAGGGTTTGCTAGATGGCAAGACACCTGGAGAAATCCTAGAGTCATATGGAAAAGTTGACGAAAAGATTCTTGCTTCAGTTCAGAAGGCATATGATGATTCCACTAACTTTAAAGAAGTTATGGACAATGTTAAGTTTTCACAGATAAGCCCAGGTCGCGATATTGTTCGCATGCTAGGCACAAAGCCACCTAAGAGTGGCGGTCCAACCTATGACTATATGAACGATAATGATGGTCGCATTTCTGGAACCATTGACTTTATTTATCAGATAGCAATTGACCCATTAACATGGCTTACTGGTGGTCTTAGCAAAGGCATCACTAAGGGTGAGCGTATTAAGAACAGTGTTCTTAGGGCTGTTGATAGCGGTATCCCAATTGAGCGTGCTGTTGAAACTGCATTTAGAACTGAGCCTAAACTTACTAAGTTGTGGCAAGATGACCTTGGACCAGCAATCAAGAAGTATAATGAAGCAACTGGTGCTGCTAAGGCTGAAGCATTTAGAGAGATTTCAACAAACTTTCCTGGATATGCAAACCGTGATGCCGTAGAAACTCTTGCACGCGGTAAGGTGTTTGACGCAGAAAGCGCTCAAGATTATTTTGAGAAAGCATCAAACTTACACTTGATGATGTCTGGACGTGTTGATGGTGTAACCTACATGCGCAATGGTGTTGTTACAGCAAAAAGACATAGATTACTTGGCGAGCGTTTTTCTACATACCTAGATGGTGTATTTAATACTACATCTAAAACTACATTTGCTGGCGCTGGTCGCTCTGCTGAAGAAGTAGATAAGGCTCTTGAGCCTATTGTTAAGGCTTTAGTAAATCCAGAAGATACTCTTTCGCGTTTAAAAAAGCCAGACTCTGCAGACCTTGGTGTTGTATTAAAGGCTAACAAAGAAATTAAGCGCTGGAAGCGTATTGGTCAACTTGCTTCTCGTTCTCCCGCTGGAGCAGAAATACGTACTGGTCGTGATGCAGTTCTTACTGCAGCAAACTTTACTGCACGTGCACGCCTTTTGCTGCCACGTGATATGGCTGAGGCTTTAACTGTCAAGTTTCTTGCATCTAGCGCAGATGAACAGTTTGTAATCCTGCGTAATCTAGACGCATCAACTATGTATGCTATGGGTCTTGGTGGAGACGTACGCGGTACTGACCTAATCGAAGAAATTTTAACAAGCAAGTATGGGTCTACATCTGGTTTTGCTACTAAAAAAGAATCTAGAGTTAACCCAGAGCATGCTAAGTTTATGCCAGAAGGCTCTGTTAAGCAAAACGAAAACGGTTTGTTTATTGATGGTATAGGTCCAGTGCATCCATACCAGTCTACATTTGCTGTTGGTGCTTTACCTTATGACGAAATTGGCTCCATGGTGTGGACAATCAAGGGAAGCCAAAACGGAGTTTCAAAAAAGAATTTAATTTATGCTGCAGGTGGTGCAACTCAGGGTGCATTATCTAAAAAAATAGTAGATGCATGGTCTATTTTAACCCTGTTCCCACGTTTGGGTATCCGTTCTGCTATTGATGAAGCAACTATGTTTCTTCTTGCTGCACCTTCACGTGATTTACGTGCATTTGCTGCTGGTGCAGGTCGTAAGATGGCTAACGTTACCAGAACATTTACTGGTTCAAAAGATACAACTGGTCCAATTCGCTCTGGTTTGCAAAAGACTTTAAACAAAACGGGCAAGAGAGTTAATGCCGTCAAGGTAATTGGTCAAAAGACCAAGATTAACTCAGAAGAAGCCATAAATGTAGAGGCAAGAGTCAATGTTATTGAGCGTCTTGCTAAAGAATTAAATGTTGACTCAGCATTGCTTACAAATGTTGAAAAGCGTGAGGCTGTAATTGACGAAGTAATGTCTATGTATAGCCGTTACATTGATGGAGACTCAGCAGAGTATTTACGTCAGGCGTTTATCCACCAGCCAGAGGCTTTGTATTCTGCAGCCAACTCAATTGTTGGTCGAAGTGGTTTGTCTGGTCGCTACGGCGAAGATGTTGCACGTGCAATTATTACTCCATCACAACTAACACTGGCTCTTGAAGCCGCTGGAGTTAAGTTAAATAGAGTTTCCAAGGAAATTGATATTTCTACGCTTACCGAGCGTGAAGCAACACTGGTTCACTTTGAAAAGTTTGTTAAGCAGTTTGTTGGAAATAAGTTTAGAGTAGGCGAGCAGGTTATTATTAACCCAGCAGAACTATTTTATAAGTACGAAGGCTTTCGCCCAGGTGTAATTGATGCTAAGACTGGTAAAGAAGTATTTGAAGCAGCGCTTGATGATGCTATGTTTAGCCTTGGTTATAAGTACAATGGGTTATCTAATGTATGGGAAAAGCCTGTTGGTTCAATACAAAAAATTGCTGATGAGTTTCTAGAAGGAAGTGCGAACACAGTATTTCTGCGTGCACAAGGTAGAACAGATGCTGAGATAACTCGCATTCAGTTAAGCCGTATGTTTAACGATATGTTCGAAACCTTTAATGGTGGCGTAGATGAGTTTAATGAAAATCTATGGAGCCTTATCAAGCAAAATATTGATGAGATGACAACTGATTTAGGTCGTACCCCTACATTTAGTCAGGCTACAGCCAAAGTTAGCATGGATGATTTTGCAGATGCAACCGAAGGTTTCCGTATTACTGGAACAGTAAACAGTGAACTTGGTGTTGGCAACTATGCAGATACTGAGAATCTATTTAGGCGTTTAGGTAACGGCGCTATGGATATGATGGACCGACAGGTCAATGGTATCTTCCGTCAGCCAGCGGTTATGGTTGCATATACTGGTCTACGTAAGAAGTATGCTGGACTAGAGCGTGAATACGCTCGTCAACAGTATGAAACACTTGCTGGTGGAGTATTTGCTGGTACATTGTCAGATGCTAAGAAGTTAGAATACAAAAAAGCAGCACTTGATATTGCTGAAAAGCGATTCACTGAACTCGCTACACGCGAGGCTGCAGATACAATTCTAAAGTTTGCGGATAACCCAAACATTCGTTCTAACTTTGCATTTGCTTCTCGCACAGTTGCTCGCTACTATCGCGCAACAGAAGATTTCTATCGCCGTATTTACAGACTTAAGGATGTATCTCCACGCGTTCTGTATCGTATGCGCCTAGCGCACCTTGGACTAGATGCCACTGGTGCTGTGCATTATGACCAGAACAACGAACCATATGTAATGATGCCTATGGACGAGATTCTTTTCCGAGCAACAGATACAACAATGCGTGTACTAACTGGTAACAGTGGATACGCACAGCCTCAGTTTAACGAGTTCACACTTAAACTACGTATGGTTAACCCATCATTCTCACAGGATGCTGGTCTACCCACACTATCTGGACCGCTATCTGGTCTAGGTGTAGTTGGATTTAAGAACATTCTTGGTTCAGTTCCTGGGTCACTTCCGTTTATTGGAAGCAAGATTGACCCAACAATGGAGCAGGTTGCAGAGAAGATAGATACATTTGCCCTGGGTAATATCGGTGACAACATGGATATTAGAAGGGCTATTGTTCCTTCAAGCCTACAGCGTATCTGGTCTATCCTTCCATTTGATGAGAAGAGCAGGCAAGAAGTTACTGCTGCTCAGCAAGCAATGGCTTATAACGCAGCACATGGTCGTTATCTAGACCCTAATGCTACAGAAGAAGAGAAGAACGAGTACCTAAACAATATTCGTATCTCAGCGCATAACGTAATTGCGCTTCGCAACATACTTGGTTTGATTGCACCCGTAGCACCTAGCATGCAGGACAGCAAAGGACTACCAGATTACATTAAGGATGTAGGTATTACAAGCCTTCGTGGTGAGTTCTTTGACATTCTAAACAGCGTATCTAAGATGAATGCTGGCGATGTAGATGACCCATATGAATTGGCTTTGTCTACATTTATTGGCAAGTATCCAGGTAAGTTAATCTATACAGTATCTCCAACTGAAAAAGGCTCTAAGGTTGTTATCAAAAACACCGAAGGTCTTAAGGACTGGGCTATTAAAAACAAGGGATTGATTAGCACCTATGGTGAATCAGCCTATATCTTTGCCCCACAAGTTGGTGAGTTTAATGCTGCTACATACAACTGGCTAAAGGCTGCTGGTCTTGTAGAAGATAAGACTTTAGAAAAGTACTATCAAGACTTAATGGTTGCTGAAGATAAGAATATTTACTATCAGATTGCAAAAGAAGAGCGTGCTGCTCTTTCTTTAGAGTCAGACCCTGATACCAGAAGAGTAATTATTAAGCAGTCAACTGCTGCACGCAAGGCTTTGAAAGATGCCAACCCACTATTGAATCCCGCTCTTATTGGAGAAGGCAACAATATTGGTGACGAAGAAGTAATGCTTGGCAAGGTTGAACAGATGATTGGTAGCCCTAATACTCCAATTGAATCTGGCACACGCCAGCGCATGAGCGTTGCTATCAAACTAATGCGTGACTATATTGCGTTTGCCCGCAATCCAGAAATAGCAAATATTATTAATGCTGTTGAACTAAAGGCTGAACGAAAGAGACAAGTAGAAGAACAACTTAAGGACTTAATGATTGGAGATGCTTACGTGACAGAGGCTAACCGAGCAATCTTCAGGTCAATACTTAACTTCTATTCACGTGATTCTTATTATGCATACAAGGAGTTAATGAGATAATGGCAGTTAATTACAGCAACTACCCAGCATATCGTGCTGCTGTAGAGAAGGCTCAGAAACTCCAAGCCCGTCTTACTGGTCAAAAGGGAAGAAGCGGAACTGGTCTTGCAGATGCAATGGACAGGGTTGCCACAACCAAAGGCGAAGACAGCGCTGAATACAAAAAGATTAAGGCTGAGTTCGATAAGGTTCAGGCTGATTATGAAGCAGCACTTGCTACTGCAAAATCAATGCGTGCCGAGATTGATGCAGCAGAGTCTGAAAAAGAAACTGCTAAGACAGCAGAAAGCAAAAAGAAGTCTGATGCTGCAACCGTAAAGCAGTTAGAATTTGAGCGCGATTCATTAAAGCGCCAGAACAAAGCAGAAGAAGCCAACGCTAAGCAGGCAGAAATTGATGCCATTCTTCGTCCTCAAACAGAAGAAGAAAAAAATGCTATTGCTGAGGTAGGTCTTGAAGAAGACAAGTTTAGCGAGTATACACTAACCAATGGTATTGTTACAAAGCCTGGCGGTTCTCAAGTTATATTTGTTGATGTTGCCGATGGTAAGGGAAATATAGTACCAAACGCTTTTACATCTAAAGCAGAGGCTAGAGATGTTTTTCTAAAGAACTATTCTGGTAAAGACCAGATTAAACAACTTCAAAGCCAATTACTTTCTTCTAATTACATTAAGCCAAGCCAGATTACAGATGGTACTTGGATTAATGGTTTAGATTCAATGCTTATTGCTCGCACAGCAAAGATGGTTTCTGATGTTAAGTATGGTGCTGGAGCACCAATATCTGTAGAAGATTTTTTAAGAACCCAAAAGGGTGATGCTGGAACAAAGACAAAGGTATATCGTAACCTAACAACACGTGGCGATGCTCGCCAGCAGATTGATGAATACCTAACAGACTTAACTGGTTCTAGTGCTACAGATGAAGAGTATGAAGAGTACTACAAGTTATTGAATAAAGAAGAGAACCGTCAGACAATGACAAGTTCTGGTGGCACTACAACTGGTGACGTAATGACAGATGCTGAGCGTCTAGTTATCGCAGCAAAGGTAGCGCGTAATCGCCTAAAGAATAGCGATGTTGATTCTATTCTTAACTCATCAAAGGGTAGCCAGATTGCTATGGATATATCTACCCTTCAGGAAATGGCAGCAAACTATGGTATTGAGATGTCTGCTGCAGATGCTCTTAAGCAAGTGACCATAGGTATCGGTCAAAGAAACTATCTTGAAAAGCAACAGGAACGTCTTAAGTTGATTGCTAAAAAAATGCACCCAGGTCTTGCAGACCATATTGATGCTGGTGGAACCGTTGAAGAAATTGCCAACGTGTACGCTAGAACAAAGTTTAACAAACTAGGTGTAGTTGTAAAGCAGGCTACAAAGGATAAAGATGTCATGGATGCAGTTGCATCAGGTAAGTCAATGGCTCAATTTGAAAAAGAAATGCAGGCTAATCCATTGTGGCGCTTTACAGATGAAGCCCGTGAAACTGCATCAGATTTCTTGACAACTATAGGTAGAATGTGGGGTCGCGGTTAATGGCTAGAGCAACCTTAGAAGGCGGCGGTAACGCTGGTTCACCTAATGCTGGTAAGACTGCTGCACAGATTTCAGCAGAAGCAGCAACTAGAACTTACAAAAACGCTGCTACTGCTGCTGAAAAGAATCCAACACCACAGAACATTGCTAAAGCAAAAGATGCATTTAATGCACAAACCGCTGCTGTGGCTAAAGTTCCAACAGTTGATTACACTAAGATAATTCAGGAAGCACAGGCTGCATCTAAGTCAATAGATACAACCATGGCTGAAGTAAACCGTGACATTGCAGCAGTTAATACTGCTGGTCAAGAAGTAAGCACTGTATCCCAGTCAATGGGTGGTCCAGCATTTACTCCTATTACACAAGTTTCTACAAATAAAACTAACTCAGAAGCGATTGACGCGTTTGCTTTACTTGAAGCACAGTTGCGTCAATGGGGTCTAGAGTCTTTGGCTTCTACATTTATATCGCTGGCTACCCAAGGATTCAAGCCACAAGAAGCAATGAATAAGATTAAGTACGATACAAGTATTAATCCATCTACTGGTAAAGCATGGAATGCAGATTATACAAAGCGTTTTTCTGGCAATGTTGCACGAGTAAAGCAAGGATTAAATGCATATTCAGAGGCTGAGTACTTAGCACTTGAAGATTCATATGCCGATACTATTCGTAGGAATAATCTAACCAATCTTATCAGCACAGATGCTACCTTTAATCAAACACAGTTTGCTGGATATATGGAGCAAGGCTTGTCTGCAACCGAGTTTGCGGAGCGCATTGATGAAGTATCTAACCGTGTAATTTACGGAGACGCTAAGACTAAAGAACAGTTTAGAGAATACTTCCCTGCTCTTACGGACACAGATATTATTAGTTACATACTTCGTCCAGATATTACTATGCCAGTTATCAAGACTAAGATTACTGCTGCAGAGATTGGCGGAGCAGCGCGACAAGTTGGTCTTGCTGCCACATCTAAGGGCATGGCTGAAACGCTTGCTCAGTCTGGTGTAAATAGAGCAGAAGCCCTTGCTGGTTACCAGCAGATTGGTGAGTTCTTGCCAGAGGCAGAACTGTATAGCCAGATTTATAAGCAAGAGGGAATTAACTATAATCAAGAAACTGCTGAACGAGATGTACTACTCGGTCAAGCAGATGCAACTAAAAAGCGTAAGCGTCTTGCTTCGCTTGAACGAGCAGCCTTTGAAGGCTCCTCTGGAACACTACGCACTGGAAGAACAATAGGTAACCAGGGCGCATTTTAAAATCCCTAGACGGACCGACTAGCCCCGTCAGGCGTAAAAGACTAGGAGTAGAAGCCAGCCAGTTTCCCCGAACTGTCACTGTGGTCTGCGAAACTAACTACAATAGAAGGGTGAGGTTGCTATGAGCAACAACAACTGGGAAAATGACGACGACCTTGACATCTTTGACGATGTTAACAATGCAGAAACGAATGGTATTAAAGACCTTCGTAAAGCAAAGCGAGCAGATGAAAAGCGCATCAAGGAACTCACAGAAAAGTTGGAGATGTTCGAACGCCAACAGCGTGAGAGTACAGTCAAGTCAGTCCTAGAATCCAAGGGAGTAAACTCCAAGGCTGCTCGTCTAATCCTTAAGGATTTAGATGAAGTCAACGAAGAGTCAGTTAATACCTGGCTCCGCGAAAATGGAGATATTGTCGGATATACCGAACCAGTACAAGAAGAGATTAAGCCAAACGTACGCGAGTTTACTCGCCAAGATGGTGCGACTCAATTTGCTGCGACTCCCGACGTTTCAGATGAATATGTTGATATGTTACAAAACTATGACGGAAACTCTGAAGAAGAATTACTATCCATAATCCAAGGCATCGCAAATAAGATGCAATAATCCAGAAAGAGGTATCGCCAAATGGCAGATGTCTTTACTACCACAACAACTGGTGTTGGAACTAACCTTGTAACTCTAGCATACGACAAGTTGATTGAAACCAACCTCCGTGTATTGCCAAAGTTTCGCGAGATTGCTGACAAGAAGGTCGGCTCACTCACACATAACGGTTCCTCAATCCGTTTCCAGTTCAACACCGATATTGCTGATACAACTGTAGCGGGAGCAACACTCACAGAGACTGTTGACCCAGATTCAGTTGCAATCCCAGCAACAACATACCTTGACATTGCACAACTAGAACTCGGACGTTCAGTGCTTCCAGTCAAGAAAATTAACCTAATGTCAATTGCAAACATTGACCCATGGGTTGCAAACGCAGTTGGCTTCAACATGACCAAGACACTTGACAACGCAATCGTTGCTAAGTTGGATGCAGGTGCGAACATCGTTCGCGTTGCAGGTGGTTCAGGAGCAGTTACAAACGTCTACGAAGGCGTTGGAACAGTTGCTGCTAAGAACACAATTGCACCAGCAGACACAATCAAGTCTGCTGCTATCCGTACCGCAGTTACCAAGATGCGTGCTGCTGGAGTTCAGTACAAGGGCGCTGGAATGTTTGTTTCATACATTCACCCAGAAGTTTCTGTAGACCTCCGCACAGAGACAGGTAACAACGTATGGCGTACACCACATGAATACCAGAATGCTGCTCCACTTTACGGCGGAGAAACAGGTTCATGGGAAGGCGTTCGCTTCATTGAGACAGCAAACGCTACATCTTCACAGTCAGGTACTGGCTCAAGCACAACACAGACACGTGTTTACAACACATATGTCGTTGGTGCACAGGCTCTTGCTGAGGCTGTTTGGAAGGAACCAGGTATGGAGATTGGTGTGGTCCAAGACCGCTTCAACCGTTTCAACCCAGTCGGTTGGTACGGAATCATCAACTGGTCACTCTATCGCACACCAGCATTGGTGCGCATCGAGTCAGCAGCATCAGGTCGTCCAAACGCTTAATCAGTAGTTTGACGGGTAGGCAGGGACTTCGGTCCCTGCTTATCAGTAAACCTATTGGAGGAACAATGGCATATAGATTTACTACACCAACAATTCTAGAAGAGATGGAAAGTGATGGTCACCCACTATTCTCTAGAATTAAAATCCCCAAGGGTATAACAGTCCTAAAGATTGATGGCGATTACTTTGAAGTTCGCTATCCATCTTCAGAGGAAGTAGCCGATGCGGATATTGCTTACATTGGTGGCTACTCATATGAAGTTACAGCAGAAGAAAAAACTGACCTAGAGGCAGCGGGATATACGGTGGACACTATATGACATATTGCAATCATATTAGCAGGGTAAAGGAATGGGGCTTTACAGAAGCCCACGACTTTTTGGTGACAGAGTATGACTGTGTTTTATGTGGTGCTACATCTCCGATTCCTTTTAAGGATGAAGAGCAGAATATAAATATTGACCATGTTAATTGTGATGACACATGCTTTGCGTGCAAGGCTAAGACCCTGCAGTTAAGTACAGGTGATGCTAATTCACAAAAGAGTATGTCAAATAAAAAATGGGATGGTGAGTTAAACGCTTACCGCCAAGCAAGAGCACAGGGTATTCAACCTGCTGGAACTAGCATGGCACATGTTAAGGCAGCGGTTGAGGCATCTAACATAATGGGTAAACCATTTGATGCGGACACAGCAATTACATCAGCACAATCAATTAACAAACAATCAGTAGCATCACTTACAGAAGTAGGAGCAATATAATGCCAATGTTCGGAGAAAAGAAGTTTGCTTACACACCAGCAGGTATGAAGGCTGCAAAGGAATATGCCAAGAAGACTGGTAAGAAAATGACAGTCAAGAAGGCTGCTAAGAAGGCTGCACCTAAGAAGATGGGTAAGAAGAAGTAATGATGAAGAAGAAGCCTATGGCTCCTAAGCCACGCGCCACAAAGCGTGGTACTCCAGTTCCTATGCCTAAAATGCCAAGCAAAGGACCAATGGCAAGAATGACTGACCAGGCTAAGCCAAAGGCAGTCAAGAAAATTATTACTCCAAAGCCAAAGATTACACGTAAGCCAGTCACAGAACGTCAATTGCTTGACGTAAAGAATATGACACCTGCGGAAAAGATGGCATACATTAAACGTGGAAAGCGTGGCTTCTAATGAAGAAGCACCCAGGGTTCAAAGCGACACAGAAAAAGATTGCTGCTCGGCAAGGTGTCTCAATGGCGAGTGCGGGTGCAATTCTTGCTGCGGGTGCGAGGAAAGCATCTAAAGAGGCTGTGGCTAAGAATCCACGCCTAAAGCGTGTTACAGGGGTTAAGAAGGGTAAGTAATGGCATACACCAAGGCAGCACTAAGAGAGCGTTTAAAGAATCAGATTATGTCTGGCTCTAAGGGTGGCAAGCCTGGTCAGTGGTCTGCTCGTAAGGCACAGTTGCTAGCGCAGGCTTACAAGAAAGCAGGCGGTGGCTACTCAGGTAGCAAGACTAAGGCTCAGGCTTCTCTGTCCAAGTGGACAAAAGAGAAGTGGGGTACAAAGTCAGGTAAGCCCAGCACACAGGGTCCAAAGGCTACTGGTGAGCGTTACCTTCCCAAGCGGGCTAGACAGGCTCTATCAGCCTCTGAGTACGCTAAAACGACCGCTGCAAAGCGGGCTGGCATGAAGCAAGGCAAGCAGTTTGTAAGACAACCAAAATCTATAGCAAAGAAGACGGCAAAGTTCAGATGAAGAAAAAAGATTCTCGCCTAGCAAGGGCTGGGGTAGCAGGCTTTAACAAGCCAAAGCGTACCCCTAACCACCCTAAGAAGTCCCATGTTGTTGTTGCCAAGGAAGGCAATGTAGTCAAGACTATTCGTTTTGGACAGCAGGGTGTAAGTGGTTCACCTAAGAAGGCTGGAGAGTCTGCTTCATATGCGGCGCGTCGTAAGTCATTTAAGGCTCGACACGCCAGAAACATATCCAAGGGCAAACTAAGCGCAGCATACTGGGCAGATAAGGTCAAGTGGTAATATGCCAGCACCATTGATTGGAGCAGCAGTAATTGCTGCTGGAAGAATCCTTGCAGGACAGGCTGCAAAAAAGGGTGTAGTAAGACTTTCTCAACGTGCTGCATCTCAGGCTGTAAATAAGTCTGCTAGAGGTGGTCGGGTTGTTTCAAGAGCAACTGGCTCTACGCGCAATGTTCGTCTACCAAAAGGTAGACTTACTGTCGCAGAAAAAGATAGATTAAAAAAAATCGCTAGCGATAGACTTTCTACACGTAACGTAACACAACTTTCACGTGATATGACAAAAGTAAAAATTAATCCTGCTGCACTTGGTGGTCGTGTTAAGTCTGGTAAGCCAGCACCAAATCGTGGTGGCGGTCTTCGCACCACTACTGGACAGGGTAAAAAGAAAACTTCTAAGGCTGATGTATACGAAGCAGTTCGTACTATGAGCCAACGACCAGGTGGTTCATCTACTACAACTGGTACTGGCGCAGTTCGAGGAACAGCACCAAAGCCAGGAGTTCGTGTAGTAAATATTACTGGTAGTGGTACTAAAGTTACTGGTGGAATTAAGCGCACTACTAATAAAAAAGGTGGCGCTGTAACTATTCGTAAAATAAAGCCACGTAGCCGTGAAGATATTAAGGCTCAAAAAGAAAGGGCTCAGCGCGATAAATTGCGTGAAGTATTAACTGTACGCGTAAATCCTGCTCGTTCTAAAACTACGCCAAAACGTGGCGAAGGTGGTTCTGGAAGAAATAAAGAACGCAGCCAAGAAATTCTTGATAGATATTATCGTATTAGATTTGGTGATAAAGGCGGACCTACTCCAAGAAGTCAGCAAGGTCGTCAAGGTTCAATTGAAAGCCGTATTGCTTCTGGTTCTGAAAAAGCACCACAAACTCGTGGTCGTGGAAATAAAGACTTTGAAGCAGATGAATTGGCTGACCGTTCTATACGTGCAATTGAAAGCCCTAAGATAGCGGCTAAAGAACGTGTTAAACCAGGCAAACGTACTAATGTTGCTAAAGCGGTTAAAAATCCTAAAGCAAGAAATGTTGGCAAAGCAATTGCTAATCAGCGCAGAGTTCTTAGAGAACGTGAAATTAAAGAAACTGCTGAAAGAATGCGTAAAGCAGAAGAAGCAGCAAAGAAGCGAGGAAGCAAATGACAGCAACGCTTGACACATTAGCAGACGAAGTTATTATGAACCTTGCTGGCTATACGCTACAGCAAGACCGCACTACACACTTAACTACAAATATAACTACAACTACATCTACACTTGCTGCACCTACTACCTTCTCGCTTGACGCTCAGGAAATTGGTACTGGCATTATTGAGATTGGTGATGAGTTGCTATGGGTAGATGCCTATGACCGTATTTCTAAGACTGCAACTATCCCACCATATGGTCGTGGGTTTATGGGTACTACTGCTACAACACACGATGCTGGTGACAGAGTAATTATTACTCCTACATTTCCACGTTCATCTGTTAAGCGTTCTATTCAAGATACTATTCGAGCCATTGGCTCGGCTATCTTTGCCGCTAAGAACACATCATTTACCTACAACTCAGTTGTAGATACATATGCTTTTACAGGATTAAATATCCAAAACATCCTACGTATGTCGTGGGAAGACATTGGCTCTAGTAAGCGATGGATTCCTATTAATAGATTTACTTGGGATTCATCCCCAGACTCAACAGCATGGGGCGCTAACTCACAGACTGTAACCATTAATGACCGATATATCCATGCTGGTCGCAAGATTAATGTTACCTACGCAACAGCACCATCAACACTAAGCACATCATCTACTGATTCATTTGCGGTACAGACGGGACTACCAGAATCAGTTAGAGACGTTGTTGTGCTTGGAGCATCATACCGATTGCTATCGTTCCTAGACCCTGCACGCAATGCTCTAACCAGCCCACAGGCTGATGAACTAGATAGCAAGCGTCAGTATGGCTCTGGCAACACAGCAACACGTGCCCTATATCAACTATACGCAACACGCTTGGCTGAAGAAACTCAAGCACAGCAACAGCAATATCCCGTACGCCCACGCTACAGCCGATAGGAATCTGAATGACAACCCGTAAATACTCATCCCGTTCGCAGAAGACGACGCTTGCTTCTTCTATTAACTCTGGTAGTACATCTATTACAGTCGTATCTGCTACAGCCCTGCTTGGTGGAGTAACCATTGCTGCTGGTGAAACATTCACAGTTGTCATTGACCCAGATACAGCGCTTGAAGAAATTGTAGACGTATATAAGGTTGATGGTAATCCAGTATCTGGAAACATTCTATCAATCGCAAGAAACATTGATGGCTCATCTGCACAGGCTCACTCTGCTGGTGCAGAGGTTCGCCACATGGCTATTGGTCGCGACTACCGCGAAGCCAATACTCACATTGAGAATACAACCACAGCACATGGTATTACCCTTGCTAATATAGTTTTAGATACAGAAACAAACGTAATCACTACGGCTATGTTGCAGAACAATGCTGTAACTACGGCTAAGATTACAGATGCTAATGTTACAACCGCTAAGATTGCTGACAGTGCAATTACATCTGCAAAAATTGCTGACGGAACAATTGCTACTGGTGATATTGCAGACTCTGCTATTACAAC